CGGAGCCAGTGGTGAGGGCGGTCGCCGTGCCCGTGCCGCCCTGCGCGACGCTCAACGGCGTGGTCAGGCCAGAAAGCGATGTGATGTCGCTGTTAGCCCCCGAGGCTGCTGCGCTAATCGTGGTGCGGACACTTGCACCCGTGGTGGCGGTCACGATCGCGTCGGCAAAGCTGGTGATGCCGAGGTTAAGCCGCGCGCCGGACGCCGTCGTCGAGCCGGTGCCGCCGTCCGAAATAACGATCGGCGTCGTCAGCGTGGTGGGGTCCGATGCGAGAACCATGTTGGTTCCGTCGCAGTAGTAGATGCCCTTCGCGCCCTGATTGACGCCGGTCGGCGTTCCGGCGCTGGTCTGGATGAACAGCTGGAAGGGGCCGGTCGTCGCGTTGTTGACCCAGTATTGCTGGATCGTGGCTGGCACTACGATGGTGCAGTTGCTCGTCAGCGTGCCCACAAACTTGTACGCGATGCGGTTGAGCTGCGAGCCAGAGAGCGTGACGGTGCCGCCAGTGACGCTGATTGACGTGTAGTCAAACGCGAACACGGCCTCTTGCCCGAGGCCGATCGTGTACCAGCTCACACCGTCGGTGATAACCGTGGCGCTGTCGCCGGGGCGCAGAACAAGGCTCAACGCGCTGTTGATTGTTTCAGTACCAGCCGGTTCGACCGTGAGATCGCCGCCACCTTCGTTGCGAACGAACACAAAGAAGTTGTTCCCCGCCGACGCTGCGGTCAGCAGGTTGAGCGTGCCAGATCCGGTAGCGGTCCAGACGAAGGCCGACGCGCGGTTTGAAGTGGCGACCGTGATGCCCGTCGTGGAAAAGGTTGTGACCGGCAGTGACTGCGACAGCGTCGTGCCAGTGACGGTCAGGCCAAAGCCCGCCAGCGCCGAGGGCTGCACCGTTGCGGTCGAAGCGCCGTAGCGGAACACGCGCCACGTCCCGGCAGGGGTCGTGGTAGCGGCCAGATAGACCTGCCACTGCGTACCGGCGGTTACGGTGGCCAGCGTGTTGCCCGCATAGTCTTTGACAAAAAAGCTGAAGGTGGCGTCGATGTTATTGAACAGGATAGTCTGGCCAGCGCCGGTCAGCGTGGCGTTCGGCAGCACAACGCTGAAGCCCGAGGCGCTCGGGTCCACGTCGATGATGCGCGCGGCTGGATCTTCCGTGCCCGAGCTTTCGAGGGGCCACTCCAGCGGGGTGTTCGCCGAAAGGGGGATGGACAGGTAAGATACGTCGGACGGGTAGATGGTGTTGCCACCGAAAACGGAAGTGTAGGACACCTCTTATGCCTCCTTGCGCACAGCTGCACGATCGAGGATCTTCGCGAGATCCTCACCGTTGAGCATCGCAGCGGCGCGGTCGTAATACTGCTGCCACGTACCGATGCGTTCGTCGTTCTTCAAGAACGGGGTCGCTTCAAGCAACGTGCCATACAGCAAGAGCTGTGGTGCGTATTCTGTCAGCCAGTTGGTTTGGATGCTGTCGTCGAGCAGCGGGGGCAGCTCGTAGTACAGCACTTCGAAGGGGTACTCCTGATCGGGCGTCGGCGCGATTAGCCAGTTGGAATAGTTGTAGTCGGCATAGAACTGCGGCGTGTCCGTCTGGCTCTCATTCGGCCAATAGGCGCGGCAGTACTCATAGTCGCGGGTGTAGAGCGACGTGCGATCGGCCAGACTGGCCCCGGTGCCGATGTTGATCGAGACAGTGTCGCGCCAGCGGTCGGGCTTCGGGTACACCGACTGCCCGATCGTCAGGGTGTCCGAAACGACAGCGATGAAGCCTTGGATCTTCAGTTCGCGGGAAATCCGGCGTTCGGCAAGGTTGATCAGCCGCGGGATCTGCTCATAGACGACGGGGTCCGAAGCAAGCGTCGCGCCGCGCTCAAGGTAGCGATGCACGTCCTGCTTCAGGGTTTCGAAGGTCATCGTCGTGGACATAGCAAGCTCTATACCTGTTTTTTGCGGCTTTGGACAGCCGTGCGTTTGTAAACTCAACTATTTTACGTTTACCGCCTTTGTCCACGCCTCAACCGTCAATCGGTGCTTAGTGGCGCAGTCAACGTATTTCGCGATGATGTCAGCCTCCCAGAGCGAACGCTCAGGGTCGAGCAGCGTTAGCGGCGGGCTCTGCAATATCGGACACTTCGACGCTAGGTTTGCCGGAGGAAGCGGCATTGGCGTCACGGACACTGCTTTCGAGCAGCCTGCGCACAGCATCAGGAGCGGCACAATCAACAGGAACGGCAGGAGCCGTTTTGTATATTTCGCGGATAGTATAGGTTCTCTCGGTCGCCACCCCATTGGCTTTATCGCGTTGGGTTTCGTACGTTTGCGAAATAACATCTACCACCTCTTGCTTTTTGACGCGCTGCTTCTCAGCCTTTTCCATAGCCTTTGCGTACGCTGCGTCACACTGCCAGTCGCGGACCTTGTACCCTGCGGCTGCACCAACAATCAGAGCGCCTGCCGCTGCGTATAGCATAATAGGGTTAGGGATCATGCCAGCCACCCAGCAAACTTCTTCGTCTTCGCCATACGGTCATCTAGGCCGTGAGTGCCACCGTTGATACGCTTGGTCAGCGCAAGGATGGCGGCGTCGTTGATGCCTTGGTCGCAGATACCCCAGAGCTTGTTCTTGTCGAAAAACCACAGGGCGCTCTCGAAACAGAGTTCGCCAGCCACAAGGTCTGGGTTCGTCATCACGTCTGGGCGACCGATATAGTCGGCGAAGGCTTGGTAGTTCGCCTTGCCCGTCAACTGGAGCGCGCCGCGTCCGCGGTATTTCCAGCCGTCACCGGACGCTTCGTCGCCATTGGCCATGCGGTTGGCATAGACGCGGTTGGCGATGCGCTGGGGCTGGCGTTCGTAGTTCTTGGCCATGCCTTCGGTCGGGAAATACTTGCCGAAGATGCCGCGCAGGCCCTTCCAGCCGTAGTTTAGGTTTTCACTGAACGCCTTGAAGTTGCCGCTCTCGTGCGCCGTCTGGGCGAAGAAATGCGCAGCCCGGTTGGGCGACAGCTTGTAGTAAGCTGCGGCGGCCTTGAACGTGCCGGGGCCGAAGGCACCGTCAGCGGTGACGCCAATCTTCTTTTGCAGCTCAATCAGGCTCATTTGTCCTTACCCTTGTTCCAAAGCTCGAAGAGCGTCTTGATCTTCTCCTCGACCACGCCGAGACGCACATCCATCTTGGCGAGGATGATCGTCAGCGAGATGAACGCCAGAACGACCGGCCAGAGCTGCCCGATTAGTTCGACGGTGGAAAGGTTGCCCGCCATTACCGGCCTGCGTTCCGCCAATCTGGGAAGTCGTTCTCGTCGACCACGCCGTCGCCGTTGGCGTCATAGCGCAGGTCGTTGCGGTACTTCTCCCACGGGGCCATATCGTCATCGTCCTCCACTTCGTGCGCGGGTTCCGGCTCAGGCTCTACCGGCGCGGGCTCCGGCTCAGGCTCTACCGGCGCGGGTTCTACCGGCTGCGGGTCGCGGGCGTTGGCGTTCAGGCTCAAGCCACCAAGCAAGCCAACAAACGCGCCGATGATGGTCTGGAACGCCGGGTTGATCGTCTCAAGAATGACCGCGCTGTCAACCATTTCGTTTGGGACAAACAGGCCGACGACTAGCGCCACAACCACCACAAGGATGACCGCGGACAGCGTAACAATCGCCACGCGGATCACGAACTCAACGGTATCGTTCACGCCTTCTGCCTTGCTCTCAAAGTCGTTTAGGAAGCTCATCGGTCTGCCTTGTTGTCTAGCTTGTCTTCAATCCGGCGGAGGTGCGTCATCACCTCGTCGAACTTCTTGTCGATGGCGTTGAACTTTTCACCACCAAAATCGAGGCGTGCCTCAAGCAGCGTCAGACGGCTGTTGAGATTGACCCAGACCGTTATCAGGCCCCCGATGAAACCAACAACGGTGAGTATCGTGTTGAGGTCGATTTCCATTATTTGAGGTTCCGCAGTTTGTAGATCGTGCTGAGATAGACACCTGTGACGGTGTCGATCAAATTGGCGACGGCGCGGTTGCCCTTGCAGATGTCTTCGTGGTTCTCTTCAACCCACGCCGCGTCGGCCTCCAGCAGCTTCAGAATGTCGCCCTTGGGCGTCTCTGGTGCCGGGATGTTGCCGATCAGCTCGAACGCGCCCTGATAGGCCTCGACGAGGTTGTCGATCGCGTCGATGACGTTGTCGTAGAACTCGCCCAGAGCCATGTGCTTGGCAAAGCTGCCTTCGCCCTTGGCGCGCCAATGCTCGAAGTGCGCGACGTTGCGGGCGTAGAAGACCCGGCTGATGAGCTGTTCGATCATTAGGCGATCCTCTCGGCGGAAAGAATGACGGATGGTGCCGCCGGGGCGACTGCGCCAGCCGCGATGTAATCCAGCGTGACGGCCGTGTTCACGGGCAGCCACATGATCTCAACGTACTGCCCGGCGGTGAACTGCTCGAAGAGGGTGATCTGGAAGAAGGTGTTCCCGCCGTCAGCCGCCTTGGGCACGTTGATGACCGTGTTCGAGTTGGCGATGTCCGTTCCGTTTTTGCGGAACCAGATGTTCACGTTGTAGTTATTGGCCGCAGAGTTCGCGAATTGCAGAGACGGCGAAATGAGATAGGTGCCAGCCGCCGCAAAGGTGATGCGTGTCGGGTTGCCGCTGCCGTTGTTCGCAACGGAAATGCCAGCGCTGAAGTTTGTCGTGCCGATCAGGACAGCTGTCGCAGCGGACGTGCTGCCCGTCTGGTCGATAGTGCTGCAAGCGGAGAGGTACGCGCGGCCAGAGAGCGACGCGTAGGGGATCGCGGTGGCCGTGTTGGCAATGGCGCTCGCGGCCACCTGCTTGCTGGTGCTGCTCTGGACCACCTCGAAGACTTCCGTCCCCGCCAAAGGTACAGTGGCGGAGGGAAGAGCAGTGATTTTTACGTCGGCCATTGTGCTTATCCTTCCGTCGGATCTTCTGGCGGCACCTGAGCTTCAGCCTGCTGCTTGATCTTCATGAGGAGGGGAAACGCGCCAGAGGACGTCGGCAGCTGGCCGAGGGTCTGCAGGACGGCGTTGATCTCTTCAACGGTCAGTTTCAGGTTCAGTTCCATTATGCGCTCCATGGAAGTGGCGGCGTGACAACGGGCGGGTCGATCTGGTTATTGATCTGCTCCGCCACACTTGCCTCGTAGCTTGCGACTTGCTCTGCGCCCATAGCAGATTGGACCCAACCAATCACCTGTGTTTCGGTAAGATCCGCGTAGGGCGTGAATGGAGCGTCCGGGTCAACCGTCACGCCGACAGAGCCGTAGACAGAACCAACGTAGGTGCCATCGGTGCCGGTCAACGTCCAGTGGACGGTGAAGACCACATCGGTCTCGCCGTCGAGTTCGGGGTAAGCGTCCATCTGCACGACTGCCCAAGTATTTGTAATCGTCATCTTACTTTCCTTCGAGTTGTGCCACGCGTGCGCGGAGCGATTGAACTTCCTTTACGAGCATTGGGACAAGTTTGGAATAGTCAACACCCATCATTTCTTCTTCATCTTCAGGCTGGTGGACAGCTTCAGGTGCTACCGCAGCAAGTTCCTGTGCGATGAAGCCATAACGCTGGTGGGTACCGCTCTCCTTCCAGTCAAACTTACGCACCTGAATGGCGTCAATCAAGCTGGCTGCGTCGTCAGCATCCGCGACATTATCTTTAAGTCGTGCGTCGGAAGAGTTATTGTAAAGGAGGTTCGAGCCATTCCACTGAATACCACCGCGCAATGTGCCAGCCGTGCGGACAGGGATGACATATACCGATTGCCCAGCCGTGCCGCCTGTGTTTGCGGCAATGTAGATAGTGTCACCCGTCGAAGTGCTTTCAACGTGGAGCTTACCGGAGGCAGTAGTCGCACCAATTACAACATCACCGCTGCTGGTAATCCGCATACGTTCGGTGAATGCGTCCGTCCCGCGATTATACTGACCGAAGGTGACAGCAGCGCCATCAGCAGCGAATAGCTTGTACTGGTTACTAGCAATGCCCATGCCATACTGGTTGGTGCCGTCGTCGTAGAGCGCGAAGAC